GCAGAGTTTCAGGAACTCGCCAAGAAATCCGCCACGCCGGCTAGTGTGCGCGGAAAGTCCATTCTGAAGGACGTTGACCCCGAAATCACGCCGGTTGAAGGAAGTCCTCAACGCATTCGCTTCCGCATTACCAGCGGTGCCGTGGATCGGGACCGGGACATTATCGATCCTTCGGGCGTCGATTATTCGCACTACATGGCACACAACCCGACGGTCCTTTGGGCACATCAGTACGATGATTTGCCTGTGGGTCACACCGTCGAGATGACGCGCGAGACCGGGGGCTGGTATGCCGTCTGCGATTTCACGCCGCGAGAGGTCTATCCCTTTGCCGATACCGTCCGCCAAATGGTGCTCCGCCGCGATCTGAATATGTGCTCTATCGGTTTCCGACCCATGGAATGGGTCTACAACGAGGAACGGCGCGGGATAGATTTCTCCAAGATCGAGGGCCTCGAATGGTCAATCTGCCCGGTCGGAAGTAACCCCGAGGCATACGCCGAAGCCAGGGCTGCTGGCATAGACATCGCGCCCCTAATTGAATGGGCAGAGAAAACACTGGAGCGTGCGCACGGCGAACCGGGTCTTTGGATTCCGAAGCAGCACGCCGAAGCCATCGTCAAGATTTTCGGCGAGCATAAGTTGGTTTCTATTCCCGCCCCTGTCGAAATCAAACCTTTCCCGAACTTTCACGCTTGCCGCCTCCGCAATCCAGCGGATTTTCAAGACGGATCTTTTCGTACAAGCGAACGTAACCATGAGGGCAAGAAATATTCTGTTATTCAGGGACGGTTGACTGGCGAAGATACTTTGACGGATCAAGCATTCCGTTATTCCAAAGATTCCTGGGCTGCCTCCGAAGCCCGCTCGCATTGCCGGAGCCATGATGGCAGTTTTGAGGCGGCCAGTGGCTCGGCCTCCATCTGTCAGTCCTGCCAGGAGGAGATCGAGGCCGAGAAGAAGCGTGCGGAGATAAAGGACCCGGCGAATGGGGAGAGGCAGCACATTCCCGAGGTCAGCGAGCCTATCGGCAAGCGTGGCCGGGTCCTCTCCGCTACCAATGAAGGGAAATTGAGACAGGCACAAACACACATCAACGACCTTCTGGCGCAACTGGAGTCCGCGCCGGAGACGGATGGCCTGGAGATCACCGAGCATCGCTCGGCAGATCCGGTCCTGGAAATCGAATCGCCCGCAGAGGAGGAATTGCACATCGAGAAAAGTCCCGAGATCACACCCGAAATGGTCATCCTGGCGGTGAAGGAACATCTCGCCGGTTTTGCGCGGGAGATCGCGCGCAATGTCGAGGAGCAAACCAGAACCGCCGTCAACCGTGCGCGCGGGCGCATCGACTAGGGGGAAATAATGGCAACGATGACGAAGGAGGACCTTGACAAATACATCGGTCAGGCGGTGGACACCCTAAAGGTCGAGGTGTCTAAATCCGTGGCCGAACTGGTCAAGGAAAACATGGCGAAGGCTCTTGAGCCCGTCGCCAAGGAACAGCACGACTGGATGAGCCGCATTCTCGGCAGCCAGGAGACGGAAGTCTCCCGGAAGCGTGAGAAGGGCGAACTGTTCGGGCGGTACGCCCGGGCTATCGCGGCCTCGGCCATGCACGCCAAGATGGGGCAGTTCATCGCTCCTGAGGACATCGCCAAGGGATGGGGCGATGCCGATGTCGCCAAGTTCATCACCGACTATCGCAGCAAGACGATGACGGCTGGCGACCCGCTAGCCGGCGGGTTCCTCGTTCCACAGCAGTTCTCGCAGGATGTAGTGGAACTCTTACGGCCCACCTCGGTCGTCCGCCGACTCGGTGCGACGACGATACCGATGCCGGTTGGTAGTCTGCGCTTCCCGACTGTCAGCGCCGGGACGACCGGGTACTATGTCGGCGAGGCCACGAACATCACGAAGACCCAGCTCGCCACCGGGCAGATCACCCTGACTTTCAAGAAACTCGCTGCGGTGGTGCCTTTTTCCAACGACCTGCTCCGTTACTCCTCGCCGGGGGCCGACGCCATCGTGCGAGATGACGTGGTGCGGGCATTCGGGCAGGCCGAGAACACGGCCTTCCTCCGGGGACAGGGCGTTTCGGCTGCCCCGAAGGGGCTGCGGTACTGGGCGGCGGCGGCGAATGTGTTCGCGGCCAACGCGACTGTCAGCCTCGCAAACACCACGATAGACCTTGGGAAACTCATGCAGAAACTCATGGACAACAACATTCCGTTCACCCGGCCTGGCTGGATCTTCGCACCCCGGACGTGGCGCTACCTGGCCACGATCCAGACCACGACCGGCGCCTATGTGTTCCGGGAGGAAATGAACGGCGGGCGGTTGTGGGGCTACCCCTACGCCATTTCGACTGGCATTCCGGTCAACCTGACGGACGGGGGCGGGACCACCGAAACAGAGGTGTACCTGGCCGACTTCGCGGACGTGATCATCGGCGAGGCCATGAGCATGGCCGTGGATGCCTCCAGCGAGGCGGCCTACGACGACGGGGGGACCACACGGCTCGCCTTCTCGCGCGACGAGACCGTCATCCGGGCGATCACTGAGCATGACCTTGGTGTGCGGCGGGCCGAGTCGGTGGCGCTTCTGAATTGCTGCACCTGGGGCGCATAGCCTCTGCATAGCGCGGGAACTCTAAACTGATCCGGGGTCCTCCGGGGCCCCGGATCGACGGGAGGCAACAATGGGAGTCACAAGGGACGTCAGCAAATTCGTTCTGGCCGTGCCGGAACACCTCTGGTTCACCTCCGGGATGTCAACCCTTTGCGGGGTGGGGAGCACCGTTTACGGAAGAGTCTATCAGTCCACGCCACTCTTCTCTGCAACACTCGGGGCGACTGCGACGTGCGGGATCACCGGGCACGTCATCGACCGCCTGGGGCCGGAACTGGGGTCGAACTTCGAGCGGGTGGATGTCTATGCATGGCTCAATACCTGCGAGGGGTCGGAGACGACACCTCTCACGAAACAACTCGGCTTCGGCGCGATCCTTCAGGAGGCGACCGCAAGCGGCGGGACCTTCACCGACCTCTCGACGGAGAACTGGCCGGGAATGCGCTATGTGATGTCCTGTTCGGGAAGTACCGCGCAGTATTCGTGGACGACGGGCAATATCGATTATGTCATGAGCAAGCCGTGGTCCGTGGACATTACCGCGGCAAAGCGGTTCCTGCGCGTGATTCTTCTCGGAACGAAGAACAACGTCACGACTGCATCGTGCGGCCTGGAGATCGCACATATCGGCGCTGGACTTGTCTTCCGTGAGGGGGACATCATCCCATTCCGGGCGAACACGACCGGACCTTGGAGCACTAGCACCAGCACCAGCACGTAGTAACTGAATCATGGAGGCCCGCCCATGAGTGATGTTATCCGCATGCGCCTCCTCGGACGGTGCGTCGTCCGGGGGGGCGCTCTCTACAACAAGGGCGAGGTGGCGGCATTCTCGCCTGAGATGGCGGAGGAACTGGTCTCCGCCGGGGTCGCCGAAGTCGTAGTACCACTTGAAGAGGAGGAATCAGAGATGTCGAAGCCCGCGAACGGAAAAGCCCTCCACCAACCGCCGGCACACAAGCAGATCAAGTGGGCCCCCAACAAGGGAGGGCGCCGGCCATGACGGACACTATTCAGAACGCCATCAACTGGGACCACCCGGCGGCCGCCCACGCGACTATCATTGACGCTGACAAGGCGATCATCGACTGGAAAGGGAGGACCAAGTTCGGCCTCGTCGGTTTCGCTTCCTCCAGCCGCGACCAGGCCCCATGGGATGACCCGTCCTGGATTCTGATGGGCCTCAACCAACTCTACCGGCATTGCCCCCGGTTCGACGCCTGGATAGATATCCATCACAACTGGGCGGACCCGGCCAGCATGGTTGACGGGACTGACGAGGTCGCCTGGATGAAGAGTGCCCAGATCCCGGTCTACCAGAATGAACGGCAGCCGGACATCCCGCATTCCATCCGTTACCCCATCGAGGACGTAACTGGGAAGAACCCCGCCTTCCCCTGGGGTTCCGACTATTTCACCTCGACCATCTCCTACATGATCGCCCTGGCCATCCGCGACGGGTTCCGGACTATCGGCGTCTGGGGGGTGGACCTGATCGTGGGCGCGGAATACTGCGTCGATCCCGAGACGCGCGTGCTTACTTCGGACTTGCGATGGGTCAACGCCTCGAAGCTCAAAGTCGGAAGTAAGCA